TGGTGGAAAACCTGTAATAAACAATAATTTTGATGATAGTAGAATTGTTGAAGCATTAGGTAAACAAAGAAGTGAACCAATACGTGCTTATGTAGTTGAAAGTGATATTACAAACAAACAAGCAATTACTTCAAGATTAGAAAGATTAGCTCAATATTAAACTATAGTATTTATAAGAAATGTGGAAAATTATTGACTTAGATATTGACGCAGCGTTATCTGCTGATACTGGTGTTTGGGAAGTTGCATGGGTAGAAATGCCAGCAATAGAACAAGAACTTATATTCTTTGGAAGACAAAAGTTTTATAAAGCACCAGAGAGTGTATCAAGTATTGCGTGTAGAGCAATTAAAGAAAATGAAGAACGTGGAAATCCTGCAGCAACGCAAGTAGGAAAAATACGTGGTCAACAATTATGTAATAGAGATGAGATATCACTTGAAACAATTAAGAGGATGAAGTCTTATTTGGAAAGAGCGAAAGTCTATAATACAGATAATTGGGACGATAATGGGACCATCTCATGGAAATTATGGGGTGGTCAAGCAGGTTTGGAGTGGGTTGATAAAGTATTAAAGTCAGTTGAAAATCAAGAATTAGCAGATGATTTAGAAGATGCTTGTTGGGAAGGCTATGAGCCAATTGGACTAAAACCAGGCAAAGGTGGAAGAATGGTTCCAAATTGTGTTCCAATAGAACAGAAGTTTGTGTATCCAAATCCTGGTGAGAGTAAAGATGATTTTATTTCAAGGTGTATTCCATACGTAATAAATGAAGGTAGAACACCAGACCAAGCAGCAGGAAAATGTTATGGTATGTGGGAAGGCAAACAAGACTTTGCATTAAATAAAGTATCATTTGATTGGGATGAAACATTATCAACTGATAGAGGTAAAGAATTACTAAAAGATGAATTACGTAAAGGTAATATTATCTACATTATTTCTGCTAGAAATACCACTACACAAACTATGTATGATGTTGCAAAAGAATATAATATACCATCTGGTCATGTTTATGCAACAGGAAGCAATAATGATAAAATTGCAAAGATTAAAGAATTAGGAATTACAAAACATTACGATAATAATAGAGATGTGATTTCTAAATTAGGTAAAGTTGGAATTCAATTTGATTATATAGCAAATTTGCCAGCATATCAAAATACAACAGGCGACACTTATAATGAGGATTGTGGTTGTATGAAAAAAGAAGATTTTAATTTAGTAGGTTATATTGATGGTCAACCAGTTTTTTCAAGTAAAGAAGAAGCAGAGGTTTATGGAAAAACACAAATGGGTTGTGATGGTTCACATGAGCACACAGATGAAGATGGTAATATTGTCTTCATGCCTTGTGAAATTCATAACCCTGATGGTTGGGCAATAACATCAGTTGGTCAAGAAAATATACAGAATTTTTCAATTGAAGAATATAGTGAAGAAGAAAAAGAGACTTATGATTTATTAAGATTTTTACAAAGAACAGATTTAGAAAAGTTTGAGGCAGTAGTTGGTGAATTACGTGGTTCAACATTAGAACAAATAAAAAGAAGAAATCATAAAACTGCAACAACTTATTACTTATATAAGAGAGTTGAAAATGGTTCACCTGACCGTAGTTTTTGCACTTCAATTGAAGGTAGATATTTTAGAAGATTAGAAATAGATTTGTTAAATCCATTGAATAAACAATTTGGACATAAAGAACAAGCATATTCTAAATGGCTTTATAAAGGCGGACCTAATTGCGTTCACGCCTGGCATAGAGTATTAGTTATTGGTAATAGAGTTAACGATGTAGGTGCAGAACCTGGATTACCAGGAACACCACCAAAGTTGATGGCAAACAATGGTTATTTTGATAAAGATACAAAAAGAGCAAGTGAAATTGCATATATAATATCACAACAAAACATGAGTAAAGAAGTAGAATTAACTGGTGAATTATTACCGTTTGAGTGGTATAATGGATTTCCATTATATGAAGACCAAGTTCAAGCAACAGACGCATCTTATTTATTAGGTTGTGGTGGAGTTTATGAAACCGTTGAAAGAACTGGTGGTATATTATTTCAAGCATGTTCATCAAATATGAAAAAACAAGAGATGAGTAAAACTCAATTCTTTGCTGCAGATGAAGAACGTAGATTAGTTTACATGCCATTAATGATACCAAATATTCTTATACCACGTTTGGATGATACAACTGGTGAACGTTATTTTGTAAAGTTCTCACCTGAGGTAATTGAAAAAATCCAACAAAAGTTTATGATAGAACAAAGGTTGAGAGAAACTAACTTAGAACATACTGATTACAAATTTCAAGATGCAGTTATGGTTGAGAGTTGGATAGTGGGTCAAGATGATAAAACATATTCATTAGGTTTTACGCAAGACCAAATACCTGCTGGCTCATGGATGGCTGCATACAAAATATTAGACACACCACAAGGAGATGAATTGTGGGAGAAATACATTAAATCTGGTAAAGTCAAAGGTGGCTCAGTAGAAGGAAATTTTATATTGAATTTTTCTACTCAAAAAACTGATGAGTATTTATTGGAAGAGATAATAAACATTATTAAAACAATACAATAAAAAAACATGAACGCAACAGAAGCAATCAATCGTATAGTTGATTTGTTAGGTATTAAATTCAAGTCCGAGAAATTTTATTCTACAAAACTAGAAGATGGCGAAACAGAAATCACTAATAATAGTGAAGGTGAGTTATCTATTGGAGATGTAGTTTATATTATCAAAGATGCAACAATGGTTCCAGCACCATCAGGTGAACATAAGACAAGAGAAGGTCTTATTATTAAATTGGACGAAGCATCAGTGATTACTGAGATTATGGATGGAAATATGGAAGATACAGAAGAAGTATCAGCAAATATTATTACTGAAACAAAAGACGATATGATGTCATCGGACACTTTAGCCGATGGAACAAAAATTGAAACTGATGAGAGTGGTGATTTCAAGGTTGGTCAACAACTTTATTTCATTACCGAAAGTGGTGAAAAAGTAAAAGCACCATCAGGTGAACACACTACACAATCAGGAATTACCGTCGTTACGGATGGTGAAGGTATCATCACTGGAGTTAAATATCCAGATAAAACAGGTGAAGGTTCTTTACAAGAAGACTTGAACAAAATGAAAGAAGCAATGAGTGAAATGGTTTCTTTAATCTCTGAGTTAAACAAATTCAAGAGTGAGTTTGAGAACTTGAAGACTGACTTTGAGAAATTCAAGGCAGAACCTGATAGAGCACCTGTAGTAAAACATTTCTCTAAAACACCATTAGGTGATATGATAGATATGAAATTAGAACTTATTAAAAGTTCAAGAAGATAAAAAATAAAATAAAAACAAAATAAATTAAAATGAAAAATAATTATAAAAAAGAAAAAACAACTAAGTTGAATTTCAACTATGATTTGTCTGGCTTAGCAACATGGGAGCAATATGGCTCGGACATGTTGATTAAAGCGTTTCTTGGTTTGACTTTACCTAAATATTCTAGCGTACGTCCAAACTTAAAAGGAACCACCGAACTTGTAGGTTTTGTAGAAAACGATGTTATACTTCAAGACCTCTCATGTGGATTTGACCCATCGGGTTCAACTACACAATCAACCGTAGAAGTGGCACTTTGTAATAAGAAAGCCAACATGCAGCTCTGTCCGTACGACCTGTTCGACACCTACCTTTCACAATACTTGTCAAACTCTAACTTTCAAGAAACGGTGCCGTTTGAAGAAGTAATTTTGACTGACATTGCGAACCGTACGGCTAACCAAATCGAATTGCAGTTATGGAGAAATACTACTGCGACTGGAGCAACTCAATACAACTCTCAGTGTTTCAATGGCGTAAAAACTTTGATTACTTCAGGTAATGGCGCAACAGCAGTCGCTTATACGGCCGCAACTGCGAACAATGGTTTAGATGTATTCACTACATATTACCAGAACATTCCTGAAAATGTATTACACAGAGATGACTTGATTATCTATTGTGGTTATGCGGATTACAGAGCTTTGATTGCTTCAATGAGAAATTCAAGTTTTGTAAACTTATTTAATTTTGACGACGCATCTGCTGCAAGTGGAAGCGATTGGAAAGTATTTTTACCAGGTACGAATGTTGCGGTTGTTCCAACCCAAGGTTTGACTGGACAAAACTACGTATGTGCAGGACCAGCGCAATACATCATGATTGGTATGAATGCCGAGATGATGAC